TGTTGGCGTCGGGGTTGGTGGCGTTGGTGTTGGTGTTGGCGTCAGAGTTGGCGTCGGGGTTGGTGGCGTTGGTGTTGGTGTTGGCGTCAGAGTTGGTGTCGGCGTTGCTGGCGTCGGCGTTGGTGTCAGGGTTGGCGTCGGTGTTGGTGTAGCAGTTGGTCCGGCCGGCGTTACTGTTTGTGTTGGTGTTGGTGTTGGTGGCGTTGGTGTCGGCGTTGGTGTCAGAGTTGGCGTCGGCGTTGCTGGCGTCGGCGTTGGTGTCGGCGTCAAGGTTGGCGTCGGGGTCAGCGTTGGCGTTGGTGTTGGTCCTGGTGTTGCTGTAGGTGTTGGCGTCAGTGTTGGCGTTGGTGTCAGTGTTGGTGTTGGCGTTGGAACTGGCGTTGCTGTAGGCGTTGCCGTAGGCGTTGCCGTTGGTGTCAATGTTGGTGTTGGCGTTGGAACTGGCGTTGCTGTAGGTGTGGGTGTTGGTGTAGCAGTTGGTGTCGGCGTCGGTGTTGGTGTCGGCGTCGGTGTCGGTAATGGTGGGTAACACAAAAAATAATTGCGAGTTTTTGCCGCAATTAAACCATAATTTACTTCTAGATATCCAACTGGACATGACGCTGATGCAGTTCCTGTTACGCCTGCTTGTCCAAACGAAGCCGTGGTTGCAAACGATGCAGATGTTAAGAGCGGCAAATCAATATTAAAAATTACACTTGCCGTGACTGCATAGGAACTAGTTGACGGAATGCCAAATGGAAAAAATATACTCATGGAAGATTAAACCCCGACGCATTTACTGTGACCGCAGGTGGGCCGGTCGGTCCTACAAAATTAATTGAATATTGCGCGCTGGATGCAGTTACTGGCGTTGGCCCAAGCAATGTATTGGAATAGCTTGCACTAACTGCATACGAACTGCTAGGCGGCAGTCCCGATGGAAAAAAACGAATGGTCATAATACTACGTTGTCATATGTGCATATTTCATTATATCCTTCCGCAATTCTTGCTTGTAACGTTAAGTAATCAGCATATGTTATTATGCACACACTTTTTCCCCGTGAACCCGACTGTGGAAATAACACCGTGCCTGCATTCGACGCAGATGGTACCGACCTAATGAAACTTGCCGAAACTGCGCAGGATGCACTAACCGCATACGAGGCGGTATATAACGATCCAGATCCAAAGGGGTATACCGTTAACATTTAATCTTCTACCGACAATACATGTATTGATGCCGTCATGTTTTGTGCTCCACCTGTGATTGCCATACTTTGAAATATATAATATAATTCATTGTTTCCAGCTGGTACTGTGAGCGTATTTAATACAGTTCCCATATCTGCCAAATTTGCCCCAATGATTTTTGGAATAAACTGCGTTGTTTCACTGCCCGTAATAATTGCATCAACAAGCAACGTATTCATTTGTGATTCCGTTACAAATGCTCTATTTTTTTCTACGGTATCATTAATAGAACCAGATGTACTATATAATCGTATGCGTGCCGAACTTGATACTGCGTTTAATGACGCACTTACTAATAAGTAGGTCTTTGGAATTTGAATATTTGAAATTGACCCACTGATTATCTGCCCAACCGTTAAACTGCCAGTAATGTCGGGTAATGATACTCTACTACTTGTGCTTATTGATGCATCTTCCAACAAATATCTAGCAAAAGTTAGTGCGGGATATTGTCCTGATCCTGTATTGTTTATACGATAATAGGTTAATTTTGTATTTGCAGGATTAACCACTCCATATACAACAGGATCAATGGTATAGGTGCCTGCGCTCATTGTAAAATCGCCAATCAATGCGGTCGAGGCGGCAATATTCGTATTACCAAATACTCTATTTGTTTCTGTTACATCCTGTAAACTTTGACTATTATCATATAATCGTACACGGCACGGCAAAGTTGTTTGAATACTAAGTAATATATATGCAGACCCCAATTCTACAGAACCCGAACCAGTTACGTTGGTCTGTATACTTATTGAATCCCGCGTTAACTTTGCACCCAATTTAATATATTCTTTTAATCCCATAAATTATATTCTTTATAAGTATGTTCTATATAATATAACTAGTTAGTATCTATGCAATTGTGTACGTTGTTGGTTAGTTTATAGAGTTTCATAATGTGTATGTGTTAAAATAAAGTTTCATCTGGAGGGACTCTGTTGTTAAGTTTTAATGGCAACTGAATGATAGTTCCCGCCACTTACCGCATTCCAATTTGTTAATGCTCCAACTTGCACAGGGCTAGAACGGTTGGTTAGATCATTTAACCCAAGTTGACCTTGAGCGTTCCATCCCCATGCCCATAACGTGCCATCGGTTTTAGTAGCAAGGTTGTGAAGGGCACCCGTACTTACCTTGCTCCATGTTGTTAGTGCGCCAACCTGCACGGGGCTTGAGTAGTTAGTGGTATTGTTCGTTCCAAGGCTGCCTTGCGGGTTATACCCCCATGCCCATAACGTCCCATCGGTTTTAATGGCAAGTGAGTAATTGTTACCACTACCTACCACACTCCACGTTGATGCTCCAATTTGGACAGGGCTAGAACGAGACACCGTAGACCCATTGCCAATTGCCCCACCAAAGCCATTCCCCCATGCGTAAAGAGTCCCATCAGTTTTAAGGGCAAGTGGAACATTTAACCCACAATCTACCGTACTCCAATTTGTGTCCGCTCCAATTTGGACAGGGCTAGAACGGGTGGTGGTTGTCCCGTCACCAACTGACGAATCACCGCCAAACCCCCATGCCCAAAGAGTCCCATCAGTTTTAATGGCATACCCGTTGGCCTCTCCCGCATTTACAAAACTCCATGTGGTTAATGCTCCGACTTGGACAGGACTCGAACGGCGGGTAAGATCGTTTAATCCAAGTTCACCTTGGCTGTTTGCACCCCATGCCCAAAGAGTCCCATCAGTTTTAATAGCAAGTGAAGCTCCTCCACCACTCACCACACTCCATGTCGTTAATGCTCCAACTTGCACAGGGCTAGAACGGTTGGTTAGATCATTTAACCCAAGTGCACCACTAAGGTTATACCCCCATGCCCATAACGCCCCATCGGTTTTAATAGCAAGGTTGTGAAGTTGACCCACACTTATCTTGCTCCATGTTGTTAATGCTCCGACTTGTACAGGACTAGAACGGTTGGTCGTGTTGCCAGAACCAAGTTGACCTTGCGCGGCATCCCCCCACGAATACAATGCTCCAGCCGCACCCCCGGCCGCCTGAAACAGCCACCCAAACCCCCGTGCTGTCATTGCGCCAAACGTCGAAAGAATTGCCATCGTGTTCTCCTTATGCGATAGAAAGGGCGATAACCGATCCCCCACCCAATGTTGTTAAAAATGGTGACATGCAATTCGTGCGTGTAAGTCTTCGGTAATTTTGGCAAACGGAGCGGCCCAATTGCCATACGTCTGCTGTCGATATAACGTGACCATATCATACCACGGGGTAGTATTTCCCGGTAGCGCCCACATATAATAGGGTAGTACGGGCACGATAATCCATGTCTCGACCCCCAGTGCCGCCGCACAATGTCCGATAGAGGTATCACTAGTAATCACCAAATCTAATCCCGCCAAAATGCTAGCTGTATTGGTCCATGTTGTCATCTCGCCACGCAGATCCGTAAACGGCACATCCAACAAATCGGTATCCCGCTGCAAACTGTAGAAGTTGGCGTTGGGGATGTCTGCCAACGCCAGCATTAACGCCGGATCGAACTTGCGGTGCTGTTCATGTTCAAACTGTGGATTTCCTGCCCAACGCAACCCGACGTTTAATCCCTTGGGAAATGTTCGTGGTTTGGCGTGAAGATATGGCGCTCCACTTAAGGTTTCATATTCCATCTTGAGAACATAGGCGGCACTCATTGCAGGTATCCAATAATCATGATCGGGGATCGGTTCCCCTTCTGCCACCACCTCTGACACCCCATCAATGGTGCGGAGCAAATCAAGCAGCTTGGCATCTCCCATCAACACTACCCGCCCATGTTGCGCCAGTGTTGTTGCAAAGCGAGCATTCACAATCTGATCGCCGAGTCCCCCTTCCAGCCGAAGCAGGATAGTTGGATCAGGTCCACGCCAAATAGGAGCAGTCGTTTGTAACGGTCGCGACCCAAACACGTTCAGCATACGTCCCGCATTCAACTTGTCCATTCCCGTCCGTAGGTTGCCGTGGCGCAAATCGTGCCAACCCAGATTAAAGACGGCACGAGGATCGTCTTGCGGCAGTCCGCGCAGAATCCGCTCCGACCAGTCGGGTTCCCCTTCAATTGCCAGTTTCAGCGCCACGTCCAACGGGTGCAGTTCAGACATCAGTCACCACCGGTAACGACGGTACAGGGGTGTTGTCGGTCGGCGGCGGTGATGGGAACCCTACGTCCCAAATGGCATCGCCCAATTCCTGCGTGACGGTATCCGTGACCGTTTGCATATAGATAGGCCACTGTGCTTGAATACTGGCTGGTAACGCCGTATATTCTGGAGAGGCCATAAACGTTGCGGCAAAGTCAAGTCGATTGGTCTTGTCCTGTTCGACTTCACTCTGCTTCTCGGCGTTCTGTGCGGACAGTTCAATTTGTGTTTTCTCGCGCTTGACAAACGTGCAGATTACTTTGCGTGGCTGAATGTCAAACTGCAGATTCATCACTTCCGTGCGATCTACGAATGATTCGGGACGAATACACTCGGCGTAGTACCAGCCCAAGTCCAGCAACTCAAAGTCGGATAGCGTTGAGAGTGCTGGTGAGAGTGGAAGGGGGCCTTCTGTGACCGTGTTGTTAGTAACAAGACAATAGAGTTTCATAATGTGTGTGTGTTAAAGTAAAGTTTCATAAAGAGTTCCTATGAGCGGATAGCAAGCGAAAAACTAGCTCCTGCGCTAAAACCTGTGGACAGCCAGTTTGTTTTTGTGCCAACTTGGACAGGGCTGTTTACTTGTGACTGATTTCCTAGTCCTAACTGACCATCGCTATTATCCCCCCACGCCCACAGTGTCCCATCAGTTTTTACAGCAAGAGTATAGTAGGCCCCAGCAGATATAATTGCCCACGTTGTTAATGCACCAACCTGTACTGGGCTAGAACAAGCTGACCCGTGCCCCAACTGCCCATAATTATTATTTCCCCATGACCACAGCGTGCCATCTGTTTTTATAGCAAGGCTGTGAAAGTTTCCAGCCGCAACTTTTGACCAAGTGGTCAATGCGCCAACTTGTACGGGCGAAGAGTATCCCCACTTCTGCGTGTTGGGACTGACATAAGACCACAGTACATAATCGACGCTACAAATAGTGCCAGTGCTATCCAGTGCCATAACACCATCTACGGTACTATATGCTGGACTTTCATAAAAGGTAAAGTTTGGCCCAAGGCACCACCCTTGCGACCCTTGCCCGTAATCTGGATCAGGGTAGTAATAAGCTGGGTTGTTGTTTACCGTGCCGACGCCAAGCTGCCCATAAAAAGAGTGATTGCCCCACGCATACAGCGCACCAGACGGTGTGATAGCCAACGAATGGTAACCCCCACTGGTCGTTGTAGCCCAAGTGGTTGAAATCCCCCCCCCAATTTGCACTGGAGAACTTGCGTCACCAGTCTGGAGACCGCCAATAGGTGTGCCAACTACATCACTATAATAAACCGGGTTATCACTTCCACCGGTAGCGGCACTCCCATCATGAGCTGTCTTGTAACCCCATGCCCACAACGTGCCATTGGTTCTTATGGCAATGGTCTTGAAAGAACCGTCACATCCTGTTGTCCCTGACTCCCATGCGAGTGCGCCAATTTGTATAGGGCTAGAATAGTTGGCTGTGGTTCCATTCCCAACCTGTCCATAAACACCTTGCCCCCATCCCCATAATGTCCCGTCCGTTTTAATAACGTGGGTTGTGTACCCATGAGGATACAACTTGCTCCACGATGTTAACGCACCCACCTGCACAGGACTGCTGCGGGGAGTAGTATTACCCGTGCCGAGCGTGCCGAGAGAGTTATGGCCCCACGCCCATAACGTCCCGTCTGACTTTAAAGCCATTGAGGACTGGGTAAGGCCAGCAACCTTAGTCCAAGTAGTTAATGCGCCGACTTGCACGGGGCTTGATCTGGATGATGTGTTCCCTAGTCCTAGCTGACCGGAACCATTAGCCCCCCACGCAAATAACCCCGTGCTACTTGCTGCTAACGTCGATACCCAGCCAAACCCGCGCGCTGCTATCGCGCCAAACGTTGAAAGAATTGCCATCGTTGTCTCCTTATGCGGATTATGTGAACTTTGTTTGCGCCGCCAATACCGTATACGTGGGTGTGGCTGCGGTCTTAATAATCACATAGGTGTAAATGTCAATTCCGCTTACATTGCCAGCAGTCGGTGCGGTTCCACCCTGCCACTTGGGGGTTACGCTGTTGCCGTCAATTTGATGGGCACTGGCGTAATATGCCGTTGCCCCCTGCGTAACCATGAGGGTCAGCGTAATCGACTGCCCAACGGCCATCATACTTGCCAACGTAGTGCTGCTGTTGCCACGAAAGTTTGGCGTCCAGTTGGCGGTCGCAGAGCCGGTGTAGAACAGTAACGCTTGCGTGAGGGCATCGTAAGGAATACTCCCTGATGCCGCCGATGCACTGACTGTTGCCTTTTCAAGCACCTGTTGAATCGTGGTCGTGCCTGCTACCGTTAACGCCGTCAGTGACCCGACGTTTGTTAACGATGACGTAACAACGGTACTATTCAATGTCGTGCCACTCAACGTTGACGCATTGGCAACACTTGCGGTGAAAGCGTACGATGCGGAGGTTGCAAACGATGATGTTAACGGAGTAAACGTAATGGACGTTGCTGCGGATGCCGTGGTAGCAAACGATGATGTTAACGGAGTAAACGTAATGGACGTTGCTGCGGATGCTGTTTCGGCAAACGATGATGTTAACGGAGTAAACGTAATTGATGTTGCGGCAGATGCGGTGGTTGCAAACGATGCGGAGATGGCTGTACTTGCTTCTCCAATAAATGACCCCGTAAAACTACCCGTGTTAATTTGGGTAGAGCTGCTAACAATTCCTGCGGGTAATATCGTTGGCGCAAACGATGCGGACGTTATACTACCGCTAAAACTGCCCGTGTTAATTTGGGTAGAACTGCTAACAATTCCGGCGGGTAATATCGTTGGTGCAAACGATGCGGACGTTATACTACCACTAAAACTGCCCGTATTAATTTGCAGGGAACTACTTACGGTGCCAGCGGGGATTAATCTAAATCCAGTTAATGATACTGACCTACTTACTTCCGCATCAAAATTTACTATAATAGATGACGATACTGTATTATCGAATATTTGCAAACCAGATATTTTTGCTGTTGTCATAGGTATGTTAGAATAAAGGAATATTACCGCACTTCTATAATTAGTTAGTATCTATGCAATTGTGTATTATTTTTAGTTACACGTTTGCGCCGTCTATTACTTGAATGACCAGTAAGTCGCTATCAGAAATTGTAAGTCCCATAGTATTCTCAGTTAAAGTTAAAGTTACACATTACTGCGGTGAAATTGGAATCATGATTGTTCGTGAATCAATATCATCCGTTAAAATTAGATTTTCCAACGTAGCTTTATACTCATACCATTCTGCTTTCTTCTCTGGAGATAGTTCATTCCATTCACTATTACCTATAACATTATTAAATGTAGTTAATAAATTATCCCTCATCTCTCTTAATACGTGTAGCATTTCTAAGTTATGTTCTTGTATTTGTTCTGGTGTTTTACTTTGCTTATTGAATCGTGCAATAACTTTATATTGCTGAATTTCAAATTCTATATTCCATAGTTCAGTAAAATGATCTATTGAAGTTGGAATAATTCTTTCTGCCACCATCCATCCTTTTTCAAGCAATTCAAAATCAGAAAGACTTTCCAAATTAACAGGTAGCAATTGTGGTCCTGATATAACTGTGTTATTTTCTACATAACAATATAATTTCATATAATCCTCTAATTTATGATTGAAGTGCTATAGCGTGGTTCGTATTAAATCCATTAGTGTCTGGTAATTTTGCCCAACCAGTGCTACTTCCAATTTGTACGGCAGTCGGCTGATAATCTTTGTAGCAGTTAAGGGATGCTTGGGTTGATCCTACATCAAATGGTGTATTACATTCCCCCGTACTATTGTTGTAACACAAAGTTTCATCAGTTGCTGCATTATAACACACATCGGAACAACAGCAATAATTATAATATGAGGTATACGTGTCAGTTCTTAGATAACTACTATTACCAAATACACCTGATTCAACTGGCCCAAAACAGCTTCCGTTTCCTGCGTTGTTGCCCTGATCAAATGCGTTATTCTGGCCCCACGCCCACAAAGTACCAGTTGTTTTTATCACATATCCTATATTATTATTTGCTGCAATTTTAGCAACGCCGGCTAATGTAGTTCCAGAGCCATCCATATATATGTTGCCAAATCCGCGTTGAGCTGCTCCACTATATGGATAGATTACGCGGCCGTTGCCGGTGGCTGTTACCTGTCCGCTTGTGGTTACCCCTAACGTGCCTTGGCTTGTGGCTGCTATATCTGCATGAGTAATACCAGTTCCTACTTGAGTACTACCAAACAAAGTTTGTGTTGCATAACCCACGCCGTTTTCGCCGTTAATGTTTTCTCCTGTGGCCTGCAACGTGCCATCTGTTCTAATAGCAACTCCCCAATATCTCTGCCCCACTGCTTTTACATAATTGCCACCGGCGGCTTGGGTAATCGTACCGACGCCGCCGTAGGGTGCGTAACCGCTCGTTCCATTCTGGAATTTATCATTTAAACCCCATCCCCACAGCGTTCCATCGGTTTTTATACCAAAACTATATCCCTGTCCGGCAAATACATAGGCCCAAGAAGTTCCATTGTCTAATTGTACAAAACTAGTGGGATTAGAACTAACCAGATTATTAGTTAATGCATTGTCACCAGACTGGCCAACTCCCCACAGCGTTCCATTGGTTTTTATAGCAAGCGAATGATTGATTCCAAGTGATGTTTGTTTCCAATTTGTATCACTACCTACCTGTGTAGGAGTTGTATAATACCCGAGCGTTGGCAACCCTAACTGCCCGGTACTATTATTTCCCCACGCCCACAAAGTACCATCTGTTTTTATACCAAAGCTCAATTCTCCGGTTATACTAATACTTGCCCATGTAGTAAGACTGCCCACTTGCCCTATAAGTCTTCCGGAGTACGGCGAAACAGTGTCGCGAGCGCCCACGCCTAATTGTCCAGCATAATTGCCGCCCCATGAAAATAATTTAAAACCACTGGCGCTAGCAATTATTCTTCGGAATGATCGCCCAAACCCTCTGACCGATCCCCCACCCAATGTTGTTAAAAATGGTGACATAGCTTATCTGACGTTAGTGTGTGCTACAAATATATTAAACATGGGTAAGTATTCGATCTGGTATAGTAGTCATGGGTATATTTCCACCGTACCCCATTTATTAATACGGTATTATGATTTGGAAATCATGATTGTTTTGATGTTGTTTCTAAATGGCTGTTCCATAAAATAAGTATAATCTCACACATGTTTCGGTGTCTAAACTTATTGGTAACATCACATGATGTTTAGTAATATCATGTATATATCCTTGTCCTGTTGTTAATTCCAATATATCAGAATTCCCATCAGCGTTTCCGATATAAATGGGATCATCATGAGGATCTACTGATGTTAGTGATATTACTAGAACATATTCGGGAGTATTGCCAAATTCATATTTTTTAATCATCTTAAATAATTTAAAAATATCACCCGGCTCATGTTTTTGATTTATAGAACCTAAAAAACTTAACGATGAAGTTCCTACGTAATCTTTTACGAACTCAGTGTATTTTACACCTAATCCACAATCAAAAAGTTCTTTAAATGTGGTTTTAGACTCGGTACCTAACGCCCGATTCAAAGCTGCTAATCTTTCTTCTTCAGTAAGTACTTGATCTAGTATATTGGTCATGGTTATATTTCCACCTTACCCCAGTTATTAACAGGGCATTCTGATGTGGTGAGATGAACCTTTGCTTCCATGAAACACCCGCATTTTGTACAACGTGCATTTTGAAAAAATGGACACTTCTGACAAATTGAATATCGCTCATATGCCACATCCGCAGAAACTAAAACCTGTCCACCTGATAATAATTTTTTACTTGCCTTCCACCCTTCAACGGCAAAATTTCTACTTTGTTGAAAAATAGATGGAAATTTCAGTGATGCTTCTTTTTCAATCATTCCATCCATTTTTTCTATAATACCAGGATTATTTGGATACATAATCTTTTCATATTTCTCCCCAGATGCAATTCTGTTCAATACCATAATATCTTGCCGCATTGTGTTTGGATTTACTAACCCAATCCTATGAAATGCTGGAGTGGAACTTTTGGGTAAGAAATAATACACAACTTGTGTGGCAAGTCGAGGAAATGACATTTCTTCCTCTGAAAAACACACATGAAATAATTTGATAGAAGGATCTTCTTCTTCAATAAACTTCTTTAATCCAGATAACAGCATAGGTTCCTGTCTCTCACAACTTTCCGCACAAACAGAAACTAAACAAATTGTATCGGAGTTTTCAATTTCACTTAGTACTTTTGTAAACACATCATGTAACATATTAATATATCCTTTTTATAAGTTAATAGGGCCAAATGGGACCAACTAGTGTACCGCCACTGCAATAAAAATATGGTCCAGGAAAACTATGGTCGTAACCACACCCAGAGCCACACATATGAGCACATGATGCGTAACTATTTCCAAAATGTGCGGGATTACAGCATTGGGTAGAGCCTCCACATGCTGTTCCGCTACAACAACTTCCGTTATTTAATGTGTCATCCCACGCACCATCCTCAGAACAGGAATAAGCCGTTGGGGGTGGTGGAGGCACATACCCACACTCTTCAGAATCATATTGAAGTACGCTGTTGGTGCCACCACCACCGCAAACGCCATTGGAAAGAGTTCCATATAAAGTGTAACCACTGCAATAAGCAGTTCCCTGTATATAGGCGCCATTTGCAATACCTGAACTATAATACGACGAGGCTGTGGCCATGACAGAATTATTAGAAATTAAACACAAATCTACTCGAATAGTTTTACCAATGCATGTACCGTGGCTGCCTTGAAAATTTCCTGTTGAAGATGTATCGGTAGTACTGTTATATTCTGAATTATCTACATAGTAGCGTATTCTATATAAATTACTCGTGGTTGATTTACTCCAATTTGTAGTCCAGTATCCTTCACCATTATCAGTTATATTTGTTATGGATATATTAAGAGTCGTGATTGAAGCGGTATTTGATACCGGCCCGTCTATTCCGTTTTCAATATATACAACTGTATAACTATATGATGCTCCCTGTGATAATCCTGTATTAGTATACGTTGTGGTTGCTGCTGATAATGTAGTTACTAATGTTGCCCCGCGATATACTTTAATTTGTGCGGTGGCATTTGTGTTTGTCCACGATAATTGCACAGATGTTCCGACCTGCGTGGCACTCAATGAAGTTGCCGCGGTCGTTGGACCCAGTAAAGCTGCTATTCGGCGGCCACGCCCAAACCCTCTGACCGATCCCCCGCCCAGTGTCGTTAAAAATGGTGACATTGCTTACGCAAACTTCGTTTGTGCGGCAAATATATTAAACGCTGCGTTTGCGGTTTTAATCAATGTATAACTATAAATATCCGTACTCGTGCCACTGCCCGAAGGCAATGTGCCACCCTGCCAACGTGGCGTAATTGTTGTGCCATCGACTTGATGGATAGAGGCGGTGTATCCCACCGTTGCGTGGTTGACCAACACCGCAAAGGTCATACTTTGTCCAGGATACATCATACTATTTAAGGACGTTGCGGCACTTCCTCGGAAATTAACTGTCCAGTTATTTGCACTACTGGCACTTAGGAAAACTACTGACCCACTAAGTGCATCAACATTTAATGTAGAGGGTGGAGCCGATGCGGTAATTTTAACTTGTTCGATAACTCCTTGCATCATCATAGTACCAACGACATGGAATGATGCACTAGGAGTTATTGTGTTAATACCAAGATTACTTGCACTTTGGAACAGTACACTGGATGATAATGATGTTGCATTTGACCACAGTGGAATATACCTTGTTGTGCCGCCCACTATATTACTTGCAGTTGTGGCAAAGGATGATGTTAGCGGAGTAAACGTTATCGACGTTGCTGCGGATGACGTTTCAGCAAAGGATGATGTTAGCGGAGTAAACGTTATCGACGTTGCTGCAGATGCGGTGTTTGCAAAGGACGCCGTTCCAAATAATGAACCAGTAAAGTTCGAAGATATTGCAGATGCGGTAAATGATCCAATTACTACACCAGAACCCGATATTAATACCGATCCAGTAAATTGATGGGTGTCATCAAATGTATCTCCAAATTTTGTAGATCCCGATTCGTAAATAACAGACGATGATACATATTCTGTTATAAATTCCTGTGCCCATCAAGTTTGGTGGAGTAATCGTATAGGCGTGTTCCTTCTTGACAGAAGATGTTTGCATTAACAACCGGCGAAGTTCTAATTCGAAATCGTCACGACGGCCAGCGACCATATTCACTGAGGGGATGCCAATCCATGACTTATCATACGCAGACAATGCAATCTGCACAATATCTTCTGGATTATTCATCTTCAGTTGCCGTTGAAATACTCACATCTTCAGGATCAAATTCACTCTGATACTTCATGATCAATGAATCACAAATTTCACTGTAGAGTACTTGCTTTCGAATAGGATCTGCATCTAAGAATCCTTGAAAGTCCTTGGATTGAAACTTCGTTTCTTCTCCCGTAACCGGATCGACATAAGCATACCATGCACCTGCCTGCTTGATAAGTTTATTTTCCTTCAGTACCTTCAACCAACTACCCAAATCGTCAATGCCACGATTAAAGTAAATTTCAAATTCTGCCATGCGATGTGGCGGTCCAAGACGATTCTTCACAACATTTGCCTTCACCTTCACACCAATCACATCACCGCTGGAATTACTAATCTTACCGAGCAACGACAATCGAAGACGAGTTGATGCGTGGAATGCAATAGCCTTACCGCCCGAAGTTGTCCACGGGTCAGAGAACGCCATTGCATTCATCTTCTGACGGAGTTGATTGGTGAACACTAGTGCAATTCGTTCCCGACCAAGAAGGCCCGTGATCTTACGCATTGCCTTGCTAATGATAATGGCCTTATCAGTGGCATATCCATCCTTACCGAAGTCTGCTTCCATTTCCTTCTTCGTGGATGCAGCTGCTACAGAATCTACGACGATGGTAACAATCTTATCTCGCTTCTTGGGATCTTTCCGAACACTTTCAATAATAACGGTGATTGCATCAAAGATTTCTTCAACCGTCTGTAACTGCACATATACCAACTTATTCATGTCAATACCGACTGCCTTAAAGAACTCTGCATTGACCGCAGTTTCGGTATCAATAAGCACCCCTACTCCACCCCTTAACTGTGTGTTTGCGATCAACTGTGCCCCAATCAGGCTCTTTCCTGACCCCTCTAAACCGGTCAACTCGGTAATCCGACCAACAGCAATTCCACCGTTCGGACGGTTACTAATTGCTACATCCAACATCGTTGCTCCCGTAGAAACAAAGTCTGTAAAGTCGGTTGGCGTTGATTCACGGCCATCAAGAAAAAATGCAACTTGATCGCTGTCCTTATTCATTTTATTCAAAGACTCTGCAATGAGTTGGGCCAGTTCATCACGATCTGGTTCTTGAATAACTTTTTTATCTATTTTTGTCATAATATTTTCCTATAGTATAATAACGTGAATGACCCACCATAGTAATATAGTGGGCCACGCAAGTAAAGTCAAGTGATTTTAGTTATTAAATACATCGTCAAATTCGTCAACCATATCCTTGACTGATTTTGACTTAAGTTCCACGGATTTAACTGCCGTTGGAGAGGTAGGATTAACAATTGATACTTCCTTGATGGGAGCAGCAACTGGCGCAGTCTTTGCTGCATCGGGATCAAGATAGCGTTCCAGTGCAACCTTCAATTCTTCGTAGGTAGGTTCCTTAAAAATTGAACGAATGTCAGGTTGTTCCGTAAGAAACTTCTGAATCTTCTCGGGAGAATCGGCCAACGGCGTTTGATTTGGCTTTGGACGAACCATTGTCTTTGCAAAGTTAGTATCACTCTTTTCCTGTGGAATATACTCCACCACAACATCCCGACCGTTCTGCACATCGGTAATGTCACCATAATCAGGATCGGAGATAATCGACAACAATTCCGTGTATACAATCTTACCGAACGACATGAAACGAACGCCCTTCTCTTCTTCGCCGCGAACGATGACAGGAACGAATGTACGGAGCTTTGGACGGAATGGACGTGCCTGCATCCAATCATCCTTAGAACCACCTGCCTGCAACGCATCGGCAAATTCTACAATAGGATCACGGTTGCCGTTTGAGGTGGGGGAAAGATGTGTCTTGTTGCCAAGATAATGAAAATATAATTCAACGAAGGGATTTTCCTTGTTGTCCTTCCACGGAACAATGCGAATAACCGTCTTTCCTTCCGTGGGCTTCCAGAGTGCGTCTGTGCGGTCGTTCTGACGAGTAAACTGGTTGAGTTTCGATTTGAGTGCTGAGATGTTAATTCCCATACGTGTGTACCTCTTAGTGTTTAGAATGTTTTGTTTAGTGAGTTTAGTGCCCACTTTATAAAGGTAGTGGGCTGACCTTAGTTTGTCAAGGGGTAAATATTATAATTCAATAATATCTGATAATTTTGTATTTACCACTTTCAATTTTCCATATGCAGTAACTAATACTGAATTTTTTAATTCTTCCCAATTAATACGAAAGGATTTATCTAATACGCCATTATTTTTCATTTCAATCAATTTATTAATTGCATTTATTGTATAAATTGTATTCGTTTGTTTCTTTCTGTGCACCGAAATGGTGGATGCCGGTGGTACTACATTTGTGTTTGCGTTTGTAATATTATACGTTAATACCAACTGGTTTGTATCTGCAACATTTTCCAGTAAATATAATTTATTGAAAACTAAGGTATATGAATTTTTTATAGTATCAATGGTATTTTCTAATTCGTTTACAGAAGTGAATGTACATAATAATTGTGCGTCATGATTCATATATAACATCCATTAAAGGTATAACAACCTTCTTATAAATATTATACAACGCCGTCAAACAACCATCAAACTTCCGTGGGGGTTATGCATTTAAGAAACTGCACGACCTTTTAATTGTTCCCAATCCTTTTCTGGTCGGTCTATGGTAATATTGCGATTCCACACAGAATCTAATACGGGAGTGGGTATATTTAGCAATTTTGCTACGTGACGAATGGCAGAGATATCCTTTGGAAAACATGACCCAGAATATCCCCTGCGACCGTCTGGACCCGGAACTTGCCAGTGCGATTTACCCGCACGAGAATCAAACGGCAATGTTTCTCGCACAACTTCCCAATCCACGTTCATTGCACGGGCAATGGATTCCATTTCGTTGGCAAATGATACTTTCGTAGCAAGAAATGTATTGCATACATATTTGTAAAATTCCGCGTCAGTTGCTCCAACCGCTGCAGCATATTTAACAGAATCTACCGTACTTTTAATTTCGGTTAGTACATCGAATGCAATGTCTCTCCACACCCATCCACAATATCCTAATAACATAACATCTTGGTTCAAATAATCATTTTTATAATTTGCTTCCGTTAAAAACTCTGGATTAAACATTACGACATGCTTATGATTCATATCTTGCAATCGTTCCGTTGTCTTAGGAGGTACTGTAGATTTTATGACTATTAGTTTTGTGGTTTTACTTTTACCAATATCATTTACTACCGATTCAACAATGGATGTATCACATTCACCCGAAGATTTCATCGGCGTTGGCACAGCAACATATATCAAATCAACTAACTCCACCAATTCTTGTAAAGATTTACATGATGGGTTTGTTTTTGGATTAACATCAAATGTGTGTACCTTGCGGTTTTTTAGTGCATATGCGTTTAATACCGCACCGCCCACGTATCCTAATCCAACGATTCCTATCTTAAAACTCATACCCATATCTCCTTAATATTACCGTATGTATTCCCCGAATATACCCGCACTGGGAATGTTTTATTTTCTTCTAAAATGTCTTGTATCTGCTGCAATAGTTCGGTATCCATAGTTTGTATATCCAACAGTATACTATCATATGTATATAATACCAAATGCGCCGTTGTATTTTTTATGAGGTCAATAATGCGTGTGAGTTTTGGTAATGTTCTTACCATTTCCAACGATTGCATGTAATAGTTAAATAATTTGCTTGCATTTGGCGTGATTACATCAACCGTAATACCACTGGGTAATTCGATGGTATTTGTATATTCATATTGCTTTCTATGTTCATGAATCTTTTCAAACAATTCAAAATTATATGTTTCTCTACTCATTCCATACATAACTTCAAACGTTCTCCGCTTACTTTCCGCATACATATCTTCGGTAATATCCATTGTATTAAAATATATTTTGGCAAGTTCCGTGTGAATAGATTGCTCACTGGGTAATTCTACGTTCAATTCATTTGCCATTAATCGTAAATGATATGCCTCAAAGTCCATTTGAACTAATGATCCAAGCGGATATCTACTAATGAAACTATCACGGGAACCATCTGATTTGTTTAGTGCGGCAAAATTCATTCCGCCAAATCTATTACTTGGACGACCAGTTGCAGTATACGGATTATATTCAGTGTATACCATGTTGGATTTGAAGGCACGCATTGCATCCGAAGAAAAGTGCTGTGAGAGCACTGTTCTATCTATACACATTCCGGTATTTTCAATATTCTGCAACGTGTTCAATAATTCGTGCATATACGTATACTGTTTCGATGGTGTATATACATTCATAATTGGTAATAATTCTGTATTATAGTCGGCGAGAATGTTGCTCCACACTGTCAATGGAATAATTCGATTAACGTTGCGCATATTATAAAATGTAGTATACGTATCATTTACATATGGCGTAAAGAAATCTTTTAATACTGGTATATTGAGTTGATGAATATAGGCTACCGCCGCAAGATCAATATACGAAGTTGATAGTACTTTAGAGTTTGCCGTAAAGCAGAGTGCATTACCAACGGGCAACGCAAAGTGTGGGGCATCATCATGACTAATAGATACTACAAAGTGTTCACCGTTCATGAACGTTATGCATACACATAACAGTTCATTTTCCATGACATGATAGTATAAATCACGAAAGATCGGTGTGCAAATATGCATCTCCCGATCCATCCGTGTTTTTAACTCGTTATATTGTTCATAACTATTAATAACCATTTAGACCTCTTCGGCGAACCAATACTCCAGATAACTTGTAATATACTTCAACAGTCCCCCAAAAGTCAAGTCCGCCTCGGAAACTACTACACGGTTTGTATCTTCTACCCCGAAAATCGTTACCCCGTTTAATAATGTCATATTTTGTTTTTTACCAACAATCTTCCATTTTACGGTTGTAGTAATGAATCGAGGATTTTCTTTGAATTCCTCATATTGACTATTATCTACTTCAACAATAAAATCTTTATCGGTGACCTGCCGCACAAAATACCGCATAATAAATTTATTCTTGGCATCTGTTTGTGTAACCGTGGGTAAAACTTGTGACGGCATTTTATCTAAAGTATTGATTAGTCGTTGTTCGTTAGATTTATAAAGTTTCTGTATTAGCTCAGTGTCAATCATTGTTATGTACTCCGCGGCGCAGTAGTGCTTGGTGCTTGAGCAGCTTTAGCACTATTAAGTTTGGTCGCCATTGCCGTTTTCCAGTTGGTTCCTAGATAGTTAAACCGTGAATGTATTTTAGTTGACCACCCATCTCTACCAATAATATCTTCAACGCCCATAATTTGAAATGCACCAAATGCCTTATAGAAAGTAGGAATACGATCAATCCAAAACAATTCACCGACTCGCAATCCTGCTATACCAGGCATAGCAATGTCACCCGATATTGATAGCGCGGCGGGGGATGCGCCAAATGCATTAGAAAACTGACCGTTGGCAGAATCTGTAATCTCTGCAACCATATTCTCTGGAAATATTTCTACATATCGAAATATCCTATTCATACCCGGAAAATCTCTGGTTGCTTTTTCTGCCGCCTGCGTTGCCTTTTCTTTTTCCGCTATCACCACGGCAGTTTGAGTTGTCACAAGTTTTGCAGTAGCACACTTTGCACATCGCGCCTTTCCTTCTTTAATAAAGGCAGTATTATCTGCAAACCCCAAGGTGTTCAGGTTGCCGAGGCCAATGGTTCCAATTTCAATATATGCCTCGTCACTGCACACTTTAGTACTGGATGTGGATGATTTGCGCTGATTAAGTGCTGCATAATATTCCGTGCTGTCTAACTTAGTATCTCCTGCAATACCTCTATTCAACGCATCATAATTTCCTTCGCCCTTTGCAATAAACTCTTTTAACGACTGTAAACTTTTATTTTGTCTGGCGATACGCAATGCTTCTTGATATTTTGCAGAACTTGCTGTGGATTTATTTCCTGCTATTCCGTAATAATATGATTGGCCCGCTTCAAGTACCGCTCCCGGATCAGATTTTGATGCTGCTCCGGCGGGTCTAGTAACTTTATATGGAACTGGGATTGATGCAAATTCTTTTGCTAATTCTAATTGCGCATCTTCTATTGTTATAGATGTATCTCCATTAACAAATCTTCCCACCTTCGGTCGTTTACCAACAATTAAGTAATCGCCCAATTTTTCTTGCGCAGCACTATCAAATACAGTATCCGTTGGAATTTTCTGTGCCGCAATCCACGCTTTAAATGTAGCAGGAATTGCTTGATATTTACCGACTGCAAGAACCGTACCAGCAGGTTTTTGTACAGATAATACTTCTGATACCGTTAATTGCGATAATTTCTTATTCGTTGGTTGTGTAGTAACTGGCGGCGCTTTTGGTGGTGGACAAGTCTCGCATTTTTTACATATGTCAGTTTCTAGTGTTTTCTTTGCGTCTTCTTGTGTTTTTTTCAGCTCGGCTGCATTTTTATCACTGAGATTTGCAGAAGGATCAATTGGACCTGGTTTTTGTCCAACGCCGGCGGTGTTTGCAGTAGTCTGTGTGTTAGCTTTTCCACATACTCCACTTGCCTTTAATTGTGCTGCACGGGCGGTTTTTGGAAGTATTGTAATATCCGGACCTTGAAGGTTGTCATCGAAATTTCCTTTTGACCCACCCGCCAATGACGTAATAGCAAACATTTCCCGCAAGGTATCATTTGGATCAGATATTTTTGGTGGTTTGTTCGAGCCAACGCCGGGTTTTTCTGCAGCTGCTGCTTCTTCTGCCAATTCATCTTTGGTCTTACCGATGGCCGCAATCTTCTGCATGTCTTCGGGCTGTACCAATCCCAATGTGGCAATTTGCGTAAACAATCGTTTCGGTAACGATAAGTCAATAGAACATTCGGTTAATTCTGATCCTATCAGCTTACCGGTGACTGTATCAGTACGAACATATTTGTTAAACGTGTGAACTTTATCTATAAACTTTGACACCGCTCGATCAGAACTTTCTCTGAAATTAGCATCGACCACCATGTAATTAAATGAATGTTCAGATCCTTTCATGGGTTCTGCGTAATCTATTGCCAATTTCCAATAGTTTAATGTTGCGTTATTCATACGCTCTAATAAACTTACAATGCCTCGGATAACGGTAGTACTACCCAACATACATTCTGCAACTGCTTTGTGATTTAACCACACACCGGAACTTAAAAATCCACGATCTTCTGCTATTTCGTCTGCAGTCGTAGACTCTTCAAACAATCCACGGGGATCATTTTTGTTTGATGATGCATAAAACTTTTTTGTTTCTTCATTTGGCTCAAAAAATTTTACTTCAGATGTTGGTATATTATACTGTGGATTTGCCTGTGCTAATTGTGCCGCTTTTTCATTAACAATAATCAACGTAGACGGATCAATAGATCGTAAAAACTTATTCATGCCAACATATGATTCCATCGGATCGTTTATATACTGTAATTTGTCTACGGTTGTATTTTTTCGATCATCGCCAGTTGCATACGGCAGTAGTAATCCTACTTTTTCCAGTTCTTTATCGCTCATGACCGTACTAAAAAGATATTTCAATCCCGCGTAATTTTTATCAGTGCTATTCAATACTCTATTAACAAAGAATCTCCATGTTATGAAATATGCATCTTCTGCATCTGCAAAATTATTTTGACTTATAACAGGATTTTGTTCAGTTGATGTCGGTTCTCCGGCTTTCTTATTTCCACCGCTGAGAATTTGCACGTGTTGTTGCCACGGGCCGCCTGCTAAAGTATTATCCAACAACGTTTTGAAATTTACACCACCTGGAACGGTTTCTGTGAAATATGAAGATACACTAGTGGTATCGGATGCACAAAAATATGCTGTGCTGGAATCTTTTGATGGAATTATTGTGTTTTGTGTGGAATATGCAAACGAATCTTCTGATGGCCCTACAATTTTTACTGTGCAATTGAATGATCCATCGGAATTGGATTTAGTACTGAAATTTGCCACACGACCAAACATCCACATGTATTGACCTTGTGATGCATACGCATAATCATCTAAAATTTCTTTTAGTCCTAATTGATTGGTTGCTAATTTATTTAAAATTTCTAAAAGTTTGGTGCGATTATACCACGGAAATAAATTTGCAGATATGTCCGACAATTCTCCTAAACTTGGTTTTAGCTCTGCGGCAAATTGTTGTCCCCATTCTAAAATCATACCCACGCCAGGAACTAAAAATGTTCGATGCAGACTTTCCAGTTGCACAAGTGACGGAACAGAAATTTCCAGTGTGGCCATTGCCAACACACCGTTCTTAGCTCTACTGATAGTAGCGGTAGTAATACCAGGAGGTGGAATTCTGATGAAATTTGTTGTTTTATATAATATACCATACGTATCAAATAACCCTGATATTATTTGATCGGTTGGATCGGTTGCATATACTCGTTTAGACTTTCCTTCCGTCGTATACGTATATCCAATCAACGGCATTTCGCCGTCTGTTGATGCATACATATCTTCATATCGCACATCTTCGTCTATAGCATGCAACCCTAACGTAAATCCAATATTACCATCATTGTTACTCATGACTTTACTTAAATCAAGTGTTGTTGTTGCTCTGATAAATGGCATGGAAATTTGAATCGTATTATCCAGTTCAGATCGTGCATCCAACAATTTACTTATATTTTCATTTATTACTTTGTAGTCAAAAGACCCTTGATCATGTGCCATAGTATTTTAATAGTTTTGAGGTATCGTGACAATTGTTCCCGGCTTAATAAATATAGAGCCGTTCAATCCATTATTCGCATTTGCAACAACATACCACAATGCGGCAGACCCCAAATATTTGTAGGCAATAGTATCCCAACGATCACCCATTCGTGCTTTATAATTATATTCAATCTGTTCTTCTAAAGGGTCGGCCGGAATTGCAGATGTATAATATCGCACACCTTCTTCTGTCTTTTTTATAGTTATATTATTTTGATAGCGTGGCATAAGTTATCGACCCGAGGTTGGTAATTTAATATTTGCACTGGATATTACTGGCGGTTTTCTATTTTCCACCGTTTGCGTGAGCGCGGTGAGCTGTCGTGGAGCCATTTCTTTAGGAAGATAGGGAACTTCAAATATTTTTTCGGTGATACCATAAAACGGTGAATCGGCAACCTTGGACGTTTTTTCAATTATGGTAAATTTAATATCCATCTGTGCAGCAATTGGAACTTGTCGGCCATCATCAATTTCCCACGACTCTCCCAACTCATTAAAATTGGTGTTCAATGAAGTAACATATCCGGGTTGTTCTGTGTATACATCTCCCATAGTCAACCGTACAATGTTCGGTTGGAAAATTCCACGATTAAATCCATATGGGAATACCAATCCTGTCAAGTAATTGATGCGCGCCCAACACCCATCTAACTCATCTTTAGAAAATGCAATAATTCCTAGTTTAAAGGAAATCTCTCGTTGCACCCCAACATAATTAACAAATTTTTCCATGCGACCAATGTATTGGTATGATTTATACTCCGGCGTTGCTGATTGTTGTAAATCCTTGATAAATGCCCGAAACCGAACTGGGCTATCCGTACCCATTGCAAACGATACTACGATGGGATCATCAAAGTTACTATTGATTGATCTATATGCAGGTTTAGAATTTTTATCTACTGGTGGTTTTGCTGGTAAGTTTGCGTCATCTTTTATATACGAAAGTTTTTTACCTTTCTGTGGGCCATTCTTGAAAATTGTTAGTTTTTCTTGCATGTTACTTTGTCCACCTGCTATTTCCGAAGCATTCAAAGTGCTGAGTCCTACATTTCCCGCAGAAAAATATCTAATGAATGCTATGCCCTCATAATCTGCAAGTATAGGTTGTGGGACTGTACTTTCTATGGGCCTTACTATGGGCCTAGGTTTCAATCGTTCGATGCCTGATAATAACTGGGAGTTTTTTGTATAATTACTCAGTTGTTCTTGTATACCCGGAATATATTTGAATAATTCCGGTCTACTAACCTTCCAACTTTCTATGCCCCACTTATCTATTAATTCGCCAATGTTTCTTTTTTGATTTGGAGTGAACGCAGAAATTGCACCCAACGCAGTATCTTTTAATGCATTAAGTGGACCCAACAATCTACTGGTTAAAGCTTTTCCAACGCCAGGTCTATTGAACTTAATTTCTCCAAATACTGGCGCGGCTGTTGATTTAAACTTATTATAAGTACTAATTTGCAGTTGCCCCATACTTTTAACGTTTGTATATGATGTATCGGTTTTTCCGAACAATTCATTTAATGGCCGTAAGTTTCTTTTAACGTGTAAAAACGGCACTGTGTTTGCAACCACGAATGCTGGATTTAGTGCTCTTGTAAACTCAAATGTATTACCCGTTTGTAACAATTGTTGTTTGGCCAGAAATAATAATCCCGGACGACTTAATTGAAATAACGTTAATCGTTTTAGGTCTTGTGCGGCACTCACCACGGGTAAACTACGTCCTTCAAGTTTAATCCCAACTTGGTTTTCGCCTGGTTTACGTACAATTAATGGCGCATCTGCCTTCCCATTACTAGCCACGCCATTATCAAACTTTAATGTAGCGCCTGCATATAATTTATTGACGTTTTCGTTAAACCGACTTTCTAAGTTTTTAAATGCCATGTGTATTTCTCATACAAAGTTTAACGGGACTGTTCACGGAACACACCGATTGATGATGCGGCGTCATTACTATTAACTAATACGTTTCCAACCTTTGCTCCGTCCATGTGAATCTGTATATTCTGTAGTGCGTTGATGAAATTATTCAGTTGTTTTTCTATACCCGCAGTATCCACTGAGATGGGTGCCTGCGGTTGTGCAGTGCCTTGTGCTCCCGTAGATTGTGTTCCAGAAAGGAATGGAAGCATCGACATCACGTTCCCCATTTCAGGCATCATTGCGCCCATTGCAGAAACTGCGGGGGCCTTCTTCTTTCCAAATAATCCACCAATTTTACCTAATGCACTGCCCATCAACTTACCAGGTCCACCTGCAATTGACGCAAGAGCACCACCGACGAAGGGAATTTTCTCAAGTAATGGTGCTGCCAAGGAACCTGCCAATCCCATTGGTCCACCCAATAAACTACCGCCAAGACTACCCAATCCAACTTTCCCAAGTAAGCCGCCAGCAATTCCTTTTAATCCGCCGCCGCTCAACAACCCAGTAGCTTTTCCGAGTAATCCACCAAGGCCAGGAATCTTAGTTGCCATACCCATTAAATTACTGGTCGTTGATCCGCCGCCGGTGAATAGATTGCTTATACTAGACATTGGCCCGCCGGCCTTACCGCCAAATAATCCACTTAACTTGCCTTGCGCCATGGAAAGTAAGCCACCAGTGCCACCTGCATTGAGTTCTTGTGCCTTGGCGATTGCACCTCCAACTTTTCCACTCATCACTTTATTAGTGGCTACGGCTCCTAAATCTTTATTAAGGAATTTTGAAATTTGACCAAATCCGCCAGACGGCGAAATTAATTGAGCAAATGTGTCATTTACTTGTTTTTTAAATACATCAAGTTGTTCGTATTTTTCAACGGCTTTCTTTGCAATAGATCCATATGGTAGTTTTTTCGTGCCATCTAAGTCATCTGCATACGCAATGATATTATCTTTATTGTTTAATGCAATCACACCCGATGGTGTTATTAGAGAACGTTTGCCATAGCCGGTCTGTGAAATTACATCGTCGCCTTTCGTAGTACTATAACCGCCATATGCTCCGCCTGCTAAAATAGAGCCGCTCATAACAACTGGGGCTAGCGCAGCAATAATAGGTAGTGCTGCACCGCCGGTCAGACCAGTAATAATCCCGGCTATTGCCAATGCTGCAGCGGCGGCAATCCCTCCCATCAATCCCCCTCCAAGGGTCCCCACAGTTATACCTACTCCCTTTTCTCCTGATCTATATAAAGCTTTTCCTTTATTAATTTCACTAGAAGCAATCGTTGTAAATGCCGCAATTGTAGCAATTCCTGCGGCAATAGGAAGTAATGTGCCCGCCATACCTCCAGTTGCGAATGCAGTAGCAAAGGTGTTAATTCCAATTGCTGTTAATAAAACGTTTGTAATACCACCCAATGATTTGGTCAGTAAATCTATGCCCACAGCAAGTCTATTTAATAATCCATTTGCCTCTACTTGCAAGTCTTCAGGACTTTTTGTGTCACCCGTGGGTGTTTCACCTGCTAATTTTTGCATTTCACTGATACTCATACCAAACGCCGATTCTAATTCAAGTCGTTCTGATCTACGAAGTTTGGTGATATCTTTACCCGTGCTGGCCAGTTGCGACCGTAGTTCATTAAATAAATCCGCATCACTTCCCGTTTCGGAAATCTGTGCCAATCTATTTGAGTCAAGGTTGAATCCCATTGCTCCAAGCCCAGCTTGACCTTCTAAGAATCCCTCAAAATCATTGATAAGATTGTCACCGAACTGACTAACTTTACTTAAGTCAATTCCAATTTTCTTTGCATCGGCGGCTGCGCGGGTAAATGACTGTGCAAATCGTGTGCCATTGCGTGCTAATAATTCTGAATATTGCGAGATAGCCTGCATTGCGTCCTTTGACGTTAATCCTTTCTTCGCAAATTCTGCAATAAATTTATCTTGTGATTTTTTTGCTTCTGCAACGTTACCTAACGACTGCGCCGTGAATACACGACGAGCTTTTGTTAATTGTTCCGCGGTAACACCCATTGTACGTGCTTGCATTGCTAAATCTTTGGCAGCGCCAGTCGTTAATATACCACCAAATTCATTTTGATATGCAGCTTGTGCACCTTCAATCATTTCGGCGGAAACACCAAACTCTGGTTTTCCACTGAATAAAGATTTTGCTGATTCTACATAGCTATTAAAACTTGATACGATATTGTCTACTTTAAGATTTGCCGCTTGTCCTGCTGCTAATCCAAACTGTTCTTGGGTTTTGTTGATAGCACCCACCAACTTTTGCATTTCTGTATTAACAGAATTTACTGTTGTTGCCAGCGCAGTTAACTTTATATTTCTTAACTCTGAGGTTTTTACACCCATTGTAGTACTAAGAGTATCAATTTTATTTTTACTTCTACGCTCGGCGTCTGCCGTGTCTCTTGTTGCCTCTAGTAAACCATCATAGGCTGCACTTCTACTGGCTAATTCTGCACTATCTGCCGCAGTACGTGCTGCACCAAGTGCAGTAAGCTGGTCTATTCTAGTTCTATTGTTATTTAAATCGACTGCCGCAGATTGTAATGCGCGCAAATCCATTTGATTTTTCCGTCTTGCAGCGGATATCTGTGCTCGGGTTACTTCTATCTCTTGCTTCTTAAGTGCAGTATTTGTTTTTGCATTTGCAATATCTTGCACCATAGACGCAATACTAGCAACTGTTACATTTGCGTGTTTAGATAAGATTTGTGTCAATCTATTTTGCGATGCCATAGCACTTCTAGCAGCAACACTAGCGTTATGATATTCGTTTGCTAAATCTTCTGCTTCTCTTTCTAGTCGGCTTGTTGGCGCCATTTACTTACTCAACCAAAGCGTGATACGTTGCAATAAACAACGTGGTAACATTTCCACTAGGGACCGTGACAAGCGGTGATCCTGAAACTGCCATTCCTTTGTATGATCTGGTTCGTTCTAATCGTGCCAATGGCGCACCCGATACTGACATTCCCTTAAAGATAAGGTCACCGACTAATGTTGCTAATGGTGATCCTGATACTGACATCCCCGCATATAGTTTATTTCCTACTACAGTATATAACGGCGTACCAGAAACAGCCATGCCTTTGAAGGCCCGTCGATCACCCACTAAGGTAATCAACGGACTTCCAGAGACGCTCATTCCTTTATAAGCTCTATCATTTTCTGCTAAAAGATGTCGAAGTAATATCATTGTCTGCTTGCCTTTTTCAATTGTTTACTTTCTTCTTCCTTCAATTTTCCAAATTCTTTAATATAGAAGTTTCGTAAATAGACGGGCATTTGGTATAAATCCATTACACTAAATGCTCCTTTTGAATAATGCGCAATAGTCATTATGGTTCGTAACAGATCAACCTTATACTCGGGCGTCAGGCCAAAAGAAGTTGACGCCAATCGGCAACCTCACTTTTTGTTCAGTTCCACAGCTACAATCCACGGAGACATTGAAATTAATATCAGGCACTTTAGTACGATACTGTTCACGAAGATATCGGGCATCTTTAACTAATAAACTATCCACAAATGCCCAAATCTTTCCGTTCGATGAATCACCATTTACTGATTTAATCATAGCCTTTAATCGTGAAGTGCTTTCCGATTCAACATCAGAACTGATTTTTTTCAGTGCTTTTAATTCTTTATCAATTGCCAATTCATCGCCGCGTGTTAATAACTTCAATGTAATTTCTGCCTTTGATAATGGAAGGACTAATGTAAACTCACTGCTTTCTATTGTTTCTGGTGAATTTTCTGTTTCAAGATCTGATAAGTTTATTATTTGTTCCACGGTAGACCCACACGCCGGACATTCTAATGACACATCATAATCTTTGCCATATCCCAAAATTCTTGCGGCAACCATTACTGCATTTAAGTCACCTAAGAACAAGTCTGCCGCTTTCACCCCCTTTGTGGCAATTAAAGCGTCAATCAATCGGTCTAATACTACACCCTTTTGAATTAAATTCTGCGAGGTTAGAATATCTTCGTGTTTTGCCGTCATATATCGTAATTCAATTTGTCCACTACGGAGTGGACTGTCTTCTGGATAAAACACTCCCTTTGATGGAAGGTCGATGGTTTCTGTGGGGAAAGCGTCAACTATTTCTGTAACTGGTTGGTCTGCCATTGTATAGCCTCTTTATGTGTTGGTGGTTCTCGTCCTTTATATACATATCATTCTTCAATACTTTTTGTCTCAAACTGTTGCCGATATTCAATATTAATTCGTTTTACAAATTCTTTAAACATGGATTTACTACGGTCTGGTGTGACTAATGCGCCATCGACAATCATATCCGCAATTTCTTGTTTTTCTTTCAAGGTATCCCGCATATTTTCGTCAATCGTCCCTTCGCACATCATATAATAGACTTGCACTTGTCCTTTTTGGCCGATACGGTGCGTGCGGTCTTCCGCTTGTTCATGTTCGGCGGGCAACCAGCCCATGTCGGTAAACACGACGGTATCAATCACTTTCTGCAATCCGTCAATACCCATGCCTGCTGCCCGCAAACTAAACAATCCAACTTTTGCTTCTTCCGCAATCAATCTATCAATGGAGGTTTGCCGTGCCGTTCTGTTCATCTCACCCGTTAATAATGCCGCCTTATTACCATAGTGTTGCGCCAATGCGTGTAACGGTTTAATATAACAACTGAAGATGAGTATAGATCTATCGTTGTCAATAAATTCATCAATTAATTCAATTAACCGTGGTAATTTCTTTTCAATCAAGAATCCCTGCAATTTCGGCATGTGTTGAATAGACGGTCTGCCGTCCATTTTCCATTTCCCAAACATTTCTTTCAACAGTTTGTTATACTCACCCTTTTCATCCTTGGTCAGTTCAACGTATAAATCATTTCGTTGCTTATTGGGCAATTCTTTCAATACTTGATCTTTCTTTCGTCGAATTACCAAATCTTTGGTACGATCATGTAAATCTTGCAAATTCATCGGTGCCGCACCTTTCCATCCACCGTATCGTTGCGTGAAGTGCATAAAGTTATTAAATCGTTCTTTGTCTAAGAAGTTCAGTAAGGAGAACGCTTCAATAGGACGGGACATAACCGGCGTTCCCGTGAGAAATATGGTATATTTTGTTTTAATACCCGGAAACTTTCGTCGTTCTTTATACGAACCCAAGATACTTTTTGCCCGAATGGTTTGGCGGTTTTTTAAATAGGTTGCTTCGTCACACACCAATAAATCAAAGTTTTGGTCACGCAGCCAATGATTATTCTTCGCAACGGCATCGTAATGCGTTATGTGAAATTGATGGTCAAGATGCCCATCATAGGCTTTACTGTCCCAGATGGTTGCTGGTTTCCCCGTGAACTTTTTAACCTCACGTTGCCAGTTCACGACCACGCTAAGGGGACACACAATAAGGGCCTTCAAGTTGTGTAGTTGGGCATACGCAATGGCCTGTACGGTCTTTCCAAGACCAGGAGCGTCTGCTATTAGACACCTTCCACCTGCTCTATCTATAAATTGTACGCCCACTTTTTGGTAACCATACAAGTCCAATTTTAATCCTGATATTTCAAACTCTGTGTCTTCCAACTGTCGAATTTCATCTAACTCTTCCCGTCGAGTTTGCAGTTTCGTTAACAGTTTTTCGGCAGCACTTGACAATGTTGCCGATGGAAATGTCTTCACCATCTTGAGCAATTGCACCGATGGAAATTCCCATCGTCTATCATCCCCATTCCATTTTCGCCCATCAATTTCATACTTGAATTGTTCCATCAAGGTTTTGTTATAGGGCATGACCACATAGGCCGTTTTTGCATCTTTTAAGTCGATGGTAATTGGACCGATTTGTGTTTCTTGTGTTTGGGGTTTGTATGCAGTTTTTGCACGGGGCAACGATAAATCACTTACATCACCGCCATTTAATGCTCGGGCGGATGCTTCCGCCCATACTGCGGGCAATCCTGGCGTGGAGATTATCCATTGTAAATAGGTTGGGGCAGTCCGTAGTACATTTCCTAATGTCTGCCCCGTATATTTACCCCATGTAAACAGTACTTCGTCTAATGACGAATGCATTATGCTTCAGCAGTCTCCACCGCATCGACCATCTCGTCTTCGGTTTTTGGACGAACATATACCATGCGATCCATATCCAATTTCCACCCTGCTTCTCCACTCAATCGAAGAATCTGCATCATTTGTGCGTTGGATTCTTGAATTTGCTGTAGTAGTTCACTTTGAAACTTGCGTAACAATTGATTGTTGGTTTGAATCAGTTGCTGTAGTGCAAGCGGTACTTCTAATGTAACTTCGTTCATAGTATGTCTCCATTAACTAATAATTTATTTAATTCGTGCTGATAATGCTCAGTTCTCCATTTACCAATAATAGGAGAACTGTTTAAATGTAATGCCGTTAATCCATGTTCAGCAATAAATATACCAAATGTTGGTACACAATATTCTGGATGATCGAGCTGCGTAAAAGATATTCCATCCCGCATTAATTGAGTGATCATATACGCTACACATGTTTGTTCTAAAAATGGATGTGTTGCTCCTCTTGACCCATGATCATATAATATTTTTAAACAATCCTCAATATAATTTAGATTGTAATGATTGCGAGTAGGATAATAATTTAATCCAGCATTTATGTTTCTATAAATAGATTCATCATTATCTTCATCTCTAAAAGGAACGCAATATGCACTGGACATATCACGTAAATATCCCCCCACTTTATGTTTTATAAGATTAATTAATTGATGTGGTGTTTTACAAAATAGTATATCCGCATCTATATACAATATATTATGTGATTTAGTAAAATAAAATTGATCAAACAACTTGATTTTAAATATCGTGTGATGTTCTGCGAACCTAAAATGGTCGCATAGCTCATGGTTTGCTAAAAAAGTTTTTATCTCCTTGTCAGCCACTTCTCTGTAAATTACTGTGCAGTTCTGTATTTGAGCTTGTATATATTCCCCATCGTCTTTCATAAACGACCCATCTTCATGAATTATCACATCACAATCTAAATTAGAATAATGAAAAAATAATTTCATTGTTGAGATGAATAGTTCAATGTCCTTTTTACAAATTAATGTGTGTATTTCTAATCTATCCATTGTTTGTTTGCGTAGTTAATTTTACAGTAATATTCATCTGGCAAAATAGTTTTTGTTGCGTAATCCACGTACTTAAAATTTATTAATGGAACTCGTAAGTCCACCCCTTTATATCTGACATCGTTTAGTGCAAATGGTCCTTCCAATGGAATTGGATAATATACATTTTCGGCATTTGATAAAAATCCCAACCACCATGAATATGTACTCTGTGATATAGCTATATTATTAAACTGTGCTCCGTATGCCATTGATTGTACAGGTTCGTAACATCGTACTAAGATAGGATCATATGGATGAAATTCTTTTATATAATTATATTGATCATTGTGACCAATCGACCCAGGATTAGTGAGTATGTATACATTGTTCCATTTTCTACTTTTCAATATTGTTTCAAAGTAGTCATATGTCAATAATCTATCTTTATTTTGATCAGTTGTATAATCTTCCAATCGCAATGAAATAAGTAAATCGTCTTCTGTTATTAACTGCGGGGATATGTGGGTATAATAATTTGAATTGCCAAGTTCAGAATGTATTTTAAAAAATTCAAATTTTGATATATCAATGTCTGGAAATTTAAACCACTGCTTTAGTTTATTTTGATACGGAACATATTGTTTACCTGTTTCAAAATTACCCAACGTTACTATCCACTTATTACGAATGTCGGGCGTTCTTAATACCTTTTGTATAGTAATACAATCGTCATAACTTTCCAACGTACCCCCGTTGAATTGCTTTTCAATAAACCACGACATATTATCGTTTTCATTAGTTATAGTTCTAGGATTTTCTGGAGAATTTTTATAAAACGTGTATTTGTCTTCGTGTTGCATAGCTTCCATTGAATCTACGGCAATGTTAGGAAATCCCGTTATTTCTGTTCCTTTGGGCAACGAGCATTTTAACTTAAGAGTATCGGCAATGCATCTATTAAATGCATATGCAAACATACAATTTCCTATGCGCCCACTATAAAACCACAATTCTACCATATTATTGTACCGTTATTTTATAAATGTCTTCGGGAGTATTCATTCCTGCTAAACGTTTACCCATTCGGTGACTAAGTTGATCTCCGTACGCTCCCTGACCGATTGCCTTATATTCACTAAAAAATCCAGAAAATTTACAAGAACCGAATATTGAGTGCATGTTAGCATACAGCAATGAATCTAAATTAGATGTCATTGGATATGCAAATTTAATATTATTTTTTAACTGTGCCTGTCGTCTCCACGCAATCTGCGACATATCAATATTAAAATATGGATTTAGTTCTTCCGTTTTATTCAGATGGTGATGTGTATATGGTGGATTATCTTCTATTTTGGTTAATAGTGGATCATATGCATGTATGTGAGAATATACATATTGTTCAGTTTCATGTAGTGAAAAATATTTATTTAAGTTATTGAAATATTCCGGATACAATGCATCGTCATCACATAACATAACTACATAATCAGCATCAGATTCCATTACTGCTTGTTGTGCATACATACCAAACACCGATCCTTCTTCGCCGTTTCTTTCTATTTTTGATTGTATAGTATCATTTGTATTATAAAATTTTATTTTATCCAAGTGCGTAGATAATATATTTTTGGCAATGGGTTCGCCTGGTATCTGCGAACCATCATCTATAAATGCAATTTCCCAGTTAGTATAATTCTGCCTTTGTACGCTATTCAATGCAATTTTTACTAGGTTAGGACGGTCGTAATAAAATAATAAAATTAAAATTTTACTTTCAATCATAATAATATATCCATTCTAGTTTTCCATTGACCCTCGCTGTCAACGGGCCAATACACCCATTTATATGGTTTATCAAAAGATTTGAATTTTACAGTCAATGTTGGAGTATATTCATTCACATCAACGCGGTGTAGTACTTCTCCGCTTAAACTTTCAATTCCTATATAAATAAATTTAAAATTACGTGTTTCTGGTATGTTGAGTGTAAATTCATACTCTTCTTCCATGTGCTTTTCCCATTCTGATGTATCATTGATGGGCGGAGATATTCCTTTTAACGTATTTGCATGCAATCTACGTTCTTTAAAATTAATTCCCGCATATAATTCATAATCTCTATGCGTTCTAATTTTTCCAAGGCCATACTCAGTTAGTTGAATGTCCGCATGAAATTCTTCTTGTAGCATATGTCGAAGTCTACGTTTACTTTCACTATCCATTTCCCACCACGGTTTTTCAACAATTCCCGCACTGGTGTTATCCTCATTAAAATCTGTCCAGTGCTTTGTCCTGCCTTCGCGAGTATATTCGTGCCAAATAACTGTTTTATGCGGATGATATAAATCATATCCTAGAGTAAATGAACGAATTGATAAACTAATTTCATCGCCAGCAAAGTAAATATTTGGATCATATTTATATTCTTTGCAGTGCTTTCCCAATGTAAAGAAAAAATGTCCACTCACAAATCTTGCGGGAATTGGTGCATTTAAACTTTCCCAGTTTTCTATTGCGTGTGGTCGGAACAGTATAGTTCCCCCGGCCGTAAAATTAGATGCTACCATTTTATAGGGGTCTGTATTTAATAATACATTGTCGGACGGCCGGTACATTCCTGCATACGCGGTAATGATAGGTTTTTTTGAACCGGTCAACTTCATCATATTGATTAATTCCACATCCCAGTTTTGTAAAAATCTGTGGTGTGAATCTAATTGCATTGTGTATTTTTCCCCTTGCCACAACTTTTGAATTAGGCTTCTTGCCCAACACAATCCCTTACTTTTACTCCAATGCGTATCAATAATTTTGAATCGGGGATCGTCAGAAAACTCTTTCATTGATTCGGTTTCATCACGTTGCCAATGAATACCAAAGGTTAAATTTTCTGGATATTTTGCTTTACTAATACAATCACGAATTGTGGGCAATAATTCAGGATCTCTGTATGATGCAATTTGTACAAATATAGTATTTTTTTTCATAACCGTTAGTTCCTATTTAATATTTTAATTTATGAAGTTAACATCCTGCACAGTTTGCATCTGACGTACACGGTATACCGCAGGATGTAATGGTAGTGTCATTACAATCTCCCCCACCGGTTGTATATGGCGGGCCAACGCCTTGTTTAGAACATACATACACAGTTTCCCCGCCGTATATCGTTCCATATGCGGTGGTGTTAGTTTGAAAACTTGTATATTCATAGGTACAGCCTGGAATGAAACCGGCCTGCGTGTTGACTATTCTATAACAAAGCCCGGCCGCTGGTGTTGCGGTTGGTGTTGCCGTTGGTGTTGGTGTTGGTGTTGGCGTCGGGGTTGGTGGCGTTGGTGTTGGTGTTGGCGTCAGAGTTGGCGTCGGGGTTGGTGGCGTTGGTGTTGGTGTCGGTTGGCGTTGGCGTTGGTGTCGGCGTTGGTGCGGCCGGTGTTACTGTTGGTGTTGGTGTTGGTG